CGTAAGTGCTAACTGTGCAGATTCATTTGCTGCTGTCTGTACAGTAGTTAGTGCTATCTGATCGACATTGAAAGTAGTACCAGATAAACTTAAACCCGTTCCAGCAGTGTAAGTTGTGTCACTACTGTTAGCATCTACATAAGCTTTGACTGATTGTTGGCTGGGAACTTTAGTGGCACTATTAGATGCCATATTATCTTCATCAAGTAAATCAGAAGATATTGAATAGTTATTAGCTGAAGCTGCTATACCACTTAACTTAGTTTTTTCAGCATCAGTAAAGGCATTTGTATCTGAGTTAGCCTCGTAAGCAGTTTTTATCTCTGCATCTGTCTGATCAGCAGTAGCATTACTTTCAATACCATCAAGTTTTGCATGATCTGCTGTTGTAAAGTTTTCGTCAGTTTGTGATGCAACAGCAAAGTCTATAGTGCCGTCTGCATCTTGATAAGTTACTGTTATACCTGTTTCAGTATTACCTGTAAGCATCCCACCAACAATATCTTGTATCTCTTCATCTGTTTGATCAGCAGTAGCATTATCTTCTATTGCGTTTAGCTTTGTATGATCAGCATCGGTAAATACATTAGAATCTGTAGCTGATTCAACAAGAGTTCTTATTTCACTAGCTGTTTGGTCTGCTGTAGCACTAGCCTCCACCCCTGCTAATTTCGTCTTTTCTGCATCAGTGAAAGCGTTAGTATCTGAATTGTTTTCGTAGGCAGTCTTAATCTCAGTGTCAGTTTGATCAGCAGTGGCAGAAGCTTCAATTCCATCTAATTTATTTTTATCACTGGCTGACATTGAACCAGCAGCAGATGTTGTAGCTGCGGAAATACTTATAGCTGGTGTGTTGCCGCCAGAAGAAACTATTGGGGCTGTACCACTAACACCTGTTACTGATCCACCTCCTCCTCCAGAACCAGAAGCAGCAGATGTTATCCTTCCCTGTGCATCAACTGTAATATCTGCATTTGTATAACTACCAGCAGTGACAGAAGTATCAGCTAATTTAGCAGCAGTAACAACATCATCATCAATAGTAAAAGTCGAACCAGAGTTACTTACAACAATATCTCCCTTGTCTCCATCACTGATCGCACCGTCTGCACCATCTTGTCCGTCTTGTCCTGCTGGCCCCTGTGGACCCGTTGCACCAGTTGGCCCTTGAGGTCCAGTTGCTCCAGTTGCTCCAGTTGCACCTGTGTCACCAGTATCACCTTTATCACCTTTGGGAATAGCAAAATCAAAAGTAGCAGCACTAGATGATCCAGAATTTGTAACAGTAGCACTTGAACCAGCAGCACCAGTAGTAACTGTTCCAACAGCTATAGTTGCAGCCGCACCATCACTACCATCACTACCAGCAGCACCCGTTGCACCTTGTGGTCCAGTGGCTCCTTGCGGACCTGTAGCTCCCGTAGCTCCATCACTACCATCTGCTCCTGCTGGTCCTTGAGAACCTGTAGCACCTGTCGCTCCAGTGTCTCCTCTAGGTATTGTAAAATTTAATGTAGCTGCTGTTGTAGTACCGCTATTAGTAACTGTCGCAGAAGAACCAGCATTTCCAGTCGTTACTGTTCCTATAGTAACTGTTGCAGCACCTTCGCCTGCTGGTCCCTGTGCTCCATCTGCTCCTGCTGGTCCTTGAGGTCCAGCCGTTATAACTGTTACAACTGAAGTTTCGCCATTTACTATTACTGTGTTTTTAGTACTCATGTTGATGTGTAACCTTCGCTTACAAATATAGTCCCTTCCAAATAATATTCTTTGTTGCCTGATCCATCTACTAATAAAACATCATATTTTAAAATATTTGGAGTAAACGTAGCCGTTTGCACATCTGTTAAAGAAATACTGACTGACCCTGCTGATCTATTTGTATAAGTTGTTGTAAAATCTGCAAATTTTGTGGTGCGTGTATCTTCCCATACTTCAGCTTCTACCGTAAATCCTGTCAGATCTATCGCATTATTATTTCCGTCTTTGAATAACAAAGGAATCGTATGATCTGATCTTCTTTGAACAGTAAAGTTGTACGTTCCAGGTTGAATTGCCATAATTAGAATTTAATAATGTACATCATAGCGATGTTGCGAGGTCTAGAGCCGCCAGAACTACCAGAATTAGAAATAGAGGTTGTAGAAGAAGCTGATGTAGTGGTATCACTTGTTAACGGTTTGCGAAATGTTCCACTACGATGTTCCTGTCTAAAACCCGAACCTGTAGACCAAGTGCCATGCTGACTATCAAACTCATTAAGAGTATCTACTTGGTGGTCATGTGGTGACACTGTAGTTGTGGTAGAAGCTATATGACTGTGCTGTTTGTTATCGTCAATCTGAAAAGTTGCAATACTTCTTCCCACATCCACTCCTCTACCATTATCAAAACCTCTTACAAATTCACCGCGTAAGTCAGGCAAATTAAAAGTTGTGCTGCCATTGCCTGTACCATATTGAGTTCCAATAACAGCAAATAAAGCAGCAAATGTTGTTCTGTCGACGGCTGCACCATTACACTCTAAATAACCAGTTGGAACTGAAGCCACTGCAATACAAAAGACAGAACCAGTAGGAACACCTAGCACTATGGAAAAACTTAAATTCCCCGAACCATCTGTCTGTAAAAAACCGCCATTTACTATGGTTGAAGGTAAGGTAAGATCTACATTTCCTGATAAAGAGCTTGGTGACTTCAAAGAAACAAAAGGAGCACCACTAGAATCTTGCAATCTTAATGGTAATCCATTAGTAATATCTAAACCTGCATCACTTATAGAAACTCTTGCAGTTCCAGCCGTTGAAAATCCTATTGTATTAGCACCAGACCTAAACATCCCCGTATCTGTATCATTATCAAACGCATAAGCTGGAGAACCAGCAACCGATCCATCGTCACCTAAAATCTGGCCTGTCATAGTACCGCCTGATCTTGGAAGTAATCCTAAATTTGCTTCATTAACAGAACCAACAGTTGTAAATCCATTGTTTGAAGCATTTCTAATTTTTAAATTATTACTATCTCCAGTATCTACATAAGGCATAAAAGCCTCTGGATTTGTCGGATCATTACTACCACTATTTAAAGTTTTTATCGCATCAAAGACAGCGTTGAGGTCACTTCTTACAGAAGCTCCCGAAGCATTAGCTATATCGTAATCTCCTACTTGACTCATTTAACTAGCAATTTCTTTTATTTTACACCCCTTTACCATAACCGACAGCTTGAAATGTAAACTTTTTATTTACAGGATTGTTTGAACTATCTAATATCTTGATATTAAATCCTGTACCAGTAACAACATTTCCTGCTGCATTAAGAAAATCACCATTTGAGTCTGTTTTAATGACAAAATATTCACCAGCAGCAGCACCCATAATTGTAATTCCGACAGATGGTTTGAATTGATTTAACCCCCCCAAACCACTAACACCTACAAAAAATGGCGTAGCAAATGTTACATCTAATCCAGAGGCAGAAGTTCCAGAATTTTGAGGCAATGTAGATGTACTGCCTCCTGTCTTATAATTCTGTTCCGTTCTTGATTCAAATTCTGCTGTGTAACCTGCTTGTTGCACGTTCATATTTTGTGCAGTATTTGTTGTTTCTAAAATTAATTTAAATTTAAATCTACGACCTTTAAAAGTTCCATTGGCAAAGTTATTAAAAGATCCAAATGAACCTGATGCTGTCTGTGATGTTGCTACTTGCATCTGACAGTTAGCTTCATTTGCTGCTGGGCCATCAAAATTACCATCAGTTGCGTAATTATCCCAACCTCCATTTGGTGGCCCACCTAATTCTGGTGGGTCATTTGGGATAATAGTTTCAATATCTGTTCCTATATTAAAACCAACAGAACGTATAACTCTTTTTAAATCGAGAGAAAATACATCACCTAAATCTAAAACGTCTTTGAAAGCATATTCTCCTCTTAAACCCCTGTCTATGGATACATTTCCACTTGTGGTAACACTTTTATGTGAAGTGATAGTTAAAGTATTAGCGTTAGGAACTGAGTCAATAACATATGACCTGTTTACAGCATCACCACCCAAAAATCTAAAAGGTAAATTTTCACCTACAGCTATACCATGAGATGTACTTGTAATAGTTATAGTCGTACCAGATTGGCTATAAGTTCCTGTTTTGACAACAGACGGATCTATAAGTTGTAAAGCACTAGTTATGTTATTAAATGTTGTATTTGTTTTTGTACCTTGAAATGAAGGCGAATCTAAATCCTCTCTGTCTTGCAATATAACTTGTGTATCAATTAAATCTGGCAAATCAAGAATAATACTTGCTTCACCAGTACTAAAATTACCTTGGTCATCTTGAAATTTAAGAATATATTCTCCCTCCAAAGAAGGGACAATAACATCTGTAGTGTTACCAGCTAAGGCAGTGACAAGATCAACGGAGTTTTGAAATGTACCACTTCCATCGGTCAAATTACTGTGTCTTACATACACTCGTCCTCCATGAAGAACATCGGGATCAACAGATTGTATCCATCTTAACCTTACTAATTTATTAGTAATCGGTTCCATTGATAAGTTTTGTACATTACCAGGTGCATCTGTTTTACCTACAGCGTTAAAAGTAATATCAGTAGAAGTTGCTGAAAGTTTTAATCCTGAATTATAAGAGAATACTCTAAATTCATAACTGCCAGCTTCGGTATTTAGTATCTCAAAATCTGGTCTAAAAACAATTTCACTTACCCAGTTAGTACTGTTAAATCTATATTGAACAAGATATTGACTAACACCTGTAACCGAAACCCAAGACAATATTAGTTTAGAAACAGCTAAAGCATTTATAACAACAATTCTTTCTGATGCCTGTAAGTTTGCTGGTGGTTGTTTAAGTTGATTTAAAAGTGAGATATTTTTTGCAGGTAAATTAATACCCTGCATTGAATCTATAGCTGCATATTTACCATCAATATAAGTAAGTGCTGTAATCGTAAAATTAATGCCATCTTTTTCTTCAACAGTTATTACTCTAAAAGTTTGAGCTTCTAATGTAGAACTTTGGATAAGCCAAATGCTATTTACATTTGGTGTTGTAGATAAAGCAGAATCTAAGGTTATAACATCATTAATAGTACCTGTAATGTTTTTTGTTTCTACCGAGCCATTTGGCATTATTACACTACATTTTTTATTTGATCCTGTAAAAGTACTAAGATCTTTAACATTATCTACAGTAATGGCAGTGGTTGTTGCAGATTTTATTCGACCACTTCTACGTTCTCCTCCTCTAACTGGATCGTTGATAGAGATTACAGATCCAGGTCTTACAATCGCTCCAGAATCTATTGATGTTGTAAATGTAACTATTTCAGACTCATTTTGTTGACTTGAAAGTATTGCTTTCCCAAGTCTTCGTGCTTGCCCACGAGAGGTACAGGCAAAAGCCTTAATATCTTTTTTTACAATTCCTAGCTTGGCTTGTCTATCAATATCTTCTTGTAAAGCATTTGGGCCACTAACATCATCTCCAACAACTTCATAATCTATTTCTCTACTGTCCATATTAAAGAAACTAACATTTATTACTGTATTTCTTTGCTTCAAGCTACTACCTGAATAACTAAACCCACCTTCACCTACATTTGCCAAGCTAAATAAATAAGTCGGATCAGTTGGTCTATCTTGAGATAAAAAAACAGAACCTTCAGACCAAATAGGAAAACATCTCATTACTCCAGCTAACTCATTTATTAACTTAAATGCATCTGAAGAGCCTTGTATATTTACGTTGCAACTAAACCTTGCTTCTTTACCACCAAAACCGTCATCTACTAATTCATTTGCATATTTACTGGCTGCAATAAAACTAAACAAATCAAGATTAGCATCTTTAATATGTGTTCCGAATCCATATCTTTCAGTAGTAAGAAGATCAAGTAGTATTAAGGCAGGGCAAGAGCACCATTGAGCAGCACCCATTGTTCCATTAAAAATATATCCGCTTGGATAACGTATTCTTCCTGTAGCTAAATCAACATTTGGAGTTCCAGCAAACGTACAGTTTGATGTTGTTACGGTTTGAGAAGTACTTGAAGTTAAAGTAAATGAATTTACATCAGGAACAGTTTGAATCACAAAAGTACCGTTTACTCCAGCACCAGATATAGCCGTAAACACTACTGATTCACCAACAAACAAACCATGATTATTATTATTAACAGTCACAACAGTCGTTGATTGGGTATAAGTTGCAGACACAACAGAAGCACTTGCATCTGGGATTCTTACTTTTACTCCACGAATACGATATGCTCTATCTGGAATAGAACTAAATTGTTCAGAGTCTATTCGTAAATTTGTATAAGCACTATTTGGATAAGTTTGTTTATCATCTATTAATAATTGAATAAGACTTACATTAAAGGCATCTACAGTATTACCTCCTGATGGTTGATCGTCTGTTACTCTTTCAATACTTACATTTGCGAAAGTGTAACCATCTGGCAAATCAATTCTATATTCTTTTGAATAAGCATCTGCGGTCCTACCCGTTATGGTATCTCTTAATTTTTCAGTATGAGTTGTTTCACTATTTACTTTTAAAGAAATTTTTAGTGTAACTGATGATCCTAATAAATCACCTTTATCTGTTGCTTTTTGTATTTGGTTAAAAGTAACTGTAATCTTTACAGCATCTTTTCCCGTTGGTAAATCTCTCTGAACACCATTATTAGCTTTAGAACATAAAACAGGACCGAAACCAGCTAAAGGACTTTGTGATTGTTGTATTCCACTAATATGAGTTTGATTATCTGTTCCAAAACGAGGTGTAAATCCTACATCTTGAAAATTAAAGTCTGCTGATTGTGGATTTGTATTACTTGCATTTTCACTTAAAACAGGTGTGTTGTTTAAAAAAACATCTTTTAAAGCTGCATTATTATATGCAGTTGTGTTTTTTGTAAGCCCTGCTTTTGATGGTGTAGCAAAACCTTCAATCTCTCCTTCTGATATTAAGTCTTGTAGTGTTGCAAACTGTTTACTATTTAAAGTATCTGGAGCTCTAAAAGGTTTTGGTGGCTTTGGCGAACCAAATAATCCAAAGAAAGCACCTCTAATAATTTTATCCGTCATGCTGATACCTGATTAGTGTCAATTCCTGCTGAAATAAGAACCGATCCAGTGAATATTTCACCATAAACTATGGGATGGCTTGTTCCTGCTCGTGATGTGTTTTGCACTCCAGAAAAACTAAAAGATATTCTAGGGTCTTCTTCATCAGTAGGTTCTTCCGATGAAAATAACATTTCATTAACACCTTGTAAAACCAAACCTGCTCCTAAGTTAAATGCAAAATTTCCAAAAGCACCTAATTGTAAACCTCCTGCTGACGTAAGAGCAGTAAAGCCACCTCCTGTAGCTATTGCAAATCCAACTAAGACTGCTCCTACAATAAATTTTCTAGCTCCTGATCCTGCTCCTGATATAACTGGTACAAAATGTATATCTTGCCCTCCAACAGGATAATCAATTTCATCTTTATCAATATCATAATCACCTACACTTACATGATAATTTTGAAGGCTCATGTGTTTTTCAATCCCTTCAAAGTTATGTACTAAAAAACTAACTGCTTTAGCAACACTATCTACTTGAACCTCAAACTCTTTATGCCCTACAAATTCTGCTAACTTTCCGTATAGTTTTATTTTACGAAGCATAACGATACCTACCTCCTGTACATTTTAACAACCATTCAGAATAAGGTTCCTTACAAGATAGTCTATCGGTTAAATGATGTAATACATCTCCGTCTAAAAATATTGCTACATGATTAAGTCCAGCACTACAAATAGACATAAAAATTAAATCACCATTTTCTAACTTTTCATCTGGTCTAAGTTTTCTAAATCCAGTTCGCCAAGCACAACTTTCAAACATTGGATTATCAACAAATTCATCATGTGTTAGTGGTCTTTTCCAATCTTTTAATTCAATATTTTTTGTTTCTTTATACCAATCTCTTACTAAAGACCAACAATCGGTAACACCCCAAACCCACTGCCTTCCTAATAAAGGTGCTTTATATCCTGATGGCTCAAGATAACCCCACTCTTCTGTTTTTGGATTAACAATATGCCAGGGTAATCCACTATCTTCACAACTTACTTTATCTGCCTGACTTGGTACGGGTGGATTTAAAGGGTGGCTATGAATAACAGCAACAATATCACCTGTATTATCTGCTTTTACATAATCTTCTGGATTTAATATAAACTCTTGGTAACTGGTTATAGCTAAATTTTGACAAGGGTAATATCTTTTCTTACCTTTAATATTTAACAAAAGACCAACAGATTCTTTTGGGTCTTGGTCTTTCGCATGAAGCAACGCATCTTGTTTCCAATCCATTAGTTAAACGTACCAATGCTAGGGAATAACGCACGAGTGCATTGTCTTTTTGGTGCTCGAACTCCTGCCATGTCTAAGGAAGCTGCCAATTCAAATTCTACTACTTCTCTGGTTTCTGCTGACTTTCTATCAATTGTAAATACCTGACGTTTAAATTCTGCTGAAGGATCTGGTGTGCCAAGTGGATTTGTATTACCAGGAAAGTTTATAGCATCTAAAAACCTTGCCATTGTTCTTATTCTCGTAAAAGTAGCACCTGTCAGATCATTACCTCTAGTTACCTGATTTACACTTACTAAGATAGATGAGATTAATCCTGTAGCATTACTAACTCTTAATTTAGGACGAGGTAGTTGTCCACGCTGATATGCAAAACCTGTAGCTTCTATAGGAAATCTAAGATAGGTATTACCAGCAAAAATAATCTCACCATTAGCATTTAAATTCGATCCTGCATGAAATCTATAAATGGTAGTCGCACCATGTAATGCGTTATCTAGCTGTAAGACAAAAAGTTCAATAATCGCTGAAGGATTAATTTTTTGAACTTCACTAAAAACAGGACCAGTACTCATGGTTCAAACACCTCTCTAAACGTAGCCTGTATCGTAGCTCTGTTTAAATATGGTATTGATTTACTCCATGCTTCGCAGACAAACTGAGAAGAACTTGCTTCTCCAGGTGGTGTAAAAGTAAAGCTGGCACTATCATTTGCTCTCTCATCCAAAAAGTTTTCTATAGTATCTGCACTTGATACACCTGTATTATTAAAATTATCAGATTCGGATACTTCAAAAGTTAAATTAAATATTTTTGGGTTTTGATGCTCTGCTAATCCAAATAAAATTCTATGTTCATACCCATCTGCAAAACGAACCGTGCGTGTTAATGGTGCGGATCGTTTTTGTTGCCCATATTTAGGCTGAATCGAGGGAAAAGTAGCCATTATGCAAGTAAACCTCCAGGTCTTTTTTGATTTAATATTTCAGATTGTACTGCTGCTGAAATAAGACGGCCAAGTTCTCTTCCTTGCTGTTCATCACCTTCAACAGACGAACCAGAAGCATCTACGTTTACGACTACATTTGTAGAGCCACCAAGAGCATGATTTGGTGTAATCATTCCTGATACTCCAGGTGTGAATAATTCTGGTCCACGTTCACCAACAAGAGTAGGACGACCTCCTGGAATACGACCACCATCTGCTGCTGTTCCTATTCCTGTTAAGGGATCTACTAAAGGAACTGCGTTACTGTCTAAGAATTTACCACCCCCACTGCCTCCTGACTTTCCGCCAAATATTCCACCAAGTCCTCTAAGAACTGAACCGAATAATCCACCACCTCCGAGCGATCCCTGCATATTACCGAAGAAAGCCATATTGAATGATGCGTCTATGAGTTTGTCTAATACATTTCTGAGAACATCGTTTAAGGTGGACGTTCCACGGATCATGCCCTGTATGCCGTCTGCTATGTCGGTGGCTATTGTCTGCTGCATCTGTTTAAATGCTTCTGCGGTTTCTCTTGCTAAATCTCTTTGTTTTTCTAAATCTGATATTCTTCTTAATCCTGTTTTAATAGCCTCTTCGTCAAGAATCTTACTCTCTTTATTCATTTCCATTATCTGTTTTTCTATCTCAAACTCCTCAGAACTCATGTTAAAACTACGCTCTAGTAAAGCAATCTCCTCATTAATGTCTTTGACTCTTTGCTTTTGTATATTTTTATTAGCTTTATCTATATCTAATTGATCGTTCTTCTCATTTACTAACTTTTGCTCTGCAATAATTAAATCATTAAGTGCTGTTATGGTTGCTTCTATATCCTCTGAATTTATAAAAAATTTCCTTTTATTACTTACACCTAAATCTCCTCCAAAAAACAAAGAGTCTACATTTTTTGCTATTTGTTTTTTCTGATCTGGAAAAAGAAGCGGATCTTGTAATGACTCTCTAACACTTATGGCATTTTGTATTTTTTTATTGTCGGTGTTTTCTGCTTGGCCTAATAGTGCAATTCTCTCAACTCTTCTGCTGATAAAACCTCCTATACCTGATCCCTCTAAGAAACGAGCTAGTGAAGCTCTCATCTGAGTCATTACTTTTGTAAAATTATTACCTAATTCTGTAACTTCATCACCAAATTTAACCAAAGCGTCTACCCCTTGCTGCCCCACTAAATTAATCATTTTTTGTCTTGCTGCCTCAAAAGCTGCCTCTTCGCCTCCTAATTTTTGGAGCGTTTGTAACTGTTTCTCAAACTCTGTGCCTGTAATACCTAACGCTGCTGATACTGCTTCAACATCCTTTGTTGCCTCGCTCAAAGCTGCTCCTAATTTTCCTGTCTCTACTGTAAATGATTGCATTGCTGTAGCTGCTGTGGTAGCTGCAATACCTCCAGCAAAACCTCCCATCTGCCCGAACATTCCACCGATACCACCGCCTAATGCACCAGCAGCACCGACAAATGGACCTTGCCCAAATAATAGTGGAAAACCACCACTAATTAGAGCACTTTGAAAGTCAAAACCTCTTCTACCTCCTGTTGTTCCTCCTGCTCCTGGGGGTAATGCAGGTCCGATTGATCCACCAATCTGACCAAAGTTTCTACCTCCTGCAAACTTTCCTGAAGCAATTAGTTTAGTTCTTCTTGCTACCTCTTCAGTTATGTCGGTTTGAATCCTTAATTCATCTTCGGCTATTTTTCTTTGACTTGCTGCTGCCTTTAATTGATTTTTGGAATCTAATGCTGCTGCTTTTCTTATGGCTGCTCTTGCTTTATCTACTTTTAACCCCTTGTCAGCTAGTTTCTGTACTTGATCTCCTAGTCTCCTAGTTTCAATCATTGATGCTTTCTGAGCATCTTTACTCTTAGCTATTTTTTCCTGTATTTTGGATACTCTGGAGTCTATTTTAAGTGGTTCGTTTAGATTTCTTCTTAATGTATTTA